TTTTTTAAAATATTTTTTTAAGATTTTAACTGCGTGTGAGTTTTTATTATTTAATGAGTCGGCAACAATCTGTCGTGTTAACAACTCAAATATGAGGCCAGTGTTTTTGACCTTTGAATGTTTTTTATACTTCATACCAATTCCGTATCTACAAGTTTTTAGGTTAATTCATATATAAATATAAAGTTACTTCAATTTCATGTCTTTATCTGACAAAATAACTTTATCTTCGTTCATTAAATCAAATTCTTTATCACTTTTTTTAGTGATTTGTTCGTTTTGAGTTTTTTCAATTAGTATTTTTTTGTTATTTGGTAATGAATCTAATACGGAATTTATTATATTTTCTTTTGTTAATGGTGAATTATTCTTATATGTGTGTTTAATTGATGTATCAACATCAAAAGTTTTGTCTAATGCTTTCTTTCCAATAGGGTCTCTTCCTCTTGGGTGTTTATCAGTAGAATATTTTGTTGCTTCTTTTGGTCTTCCACTACCTGGCCATCCACCTTCGGGCATATCACCCTCTCTTTTTTGGTGCATTGATGCTAAATCATGTGGTGTTCCAAAAGATTCTTTAGTAACAGCAGGGTCGTTACCCTCATTTTCAATCTGTTCTTTTCTAAAGTTCTGTTTTATATCGTCTATTATTCGTGCTCTTTCGTCATTTACTTGGTCTTTAGTCATATTGAATATGTTTTTGTATATCCAATCTTCAGATATTAACTTAGTTCCTTTCATTGACTCTGCTAAAGATATCTTTTCACTCCAAAGTGCTACCTTTTCTTGTTCATATACGATACTTGGATTAGTTAAATTTAGTTCAAAACCTACTAAATCTTCTTTATCAAATCCTTGTGTATATAAATGAACGATTGCAATCTTTGTTAATTCAGATAGAACAATCCTTTGTATTCTTTCTATTGTTCTTGCGAAACGAACATCTTCTTGTGCTAATGTTGCTTTACCTTCAACACCCTCTTCATATCCTAAAAATGCTTTTGGGATTCTAAGAGCTGCCATCATCTTGTTTCTTAAGTATTCAACATCATCAATTGCATTATATTCCATACCACTAAGTGATTCTATTTGTGTACCACTATCACCACCACGAACTGGTAAATAAAAGTCTTCCATCATATTCATCATATTAAACTTTAAATTATACTCTCCCGAATTTTGGTCAATGTATGGAGTTTTTTTCATTTTATTTATCAGTTGTTGCATATAGTTATCAACTTCTGCTGGTGGAATATTACCAATATCAATCTTGAATATTCTTTTTTCTGGTGCTCTCATGATACGATGTATTAACATTGCGTCTTCCATAAGAGTTAATTGTTTCCAAATCTTTCTTGCGGCTTCTATCATTGATTTACCATAAGGTAAAAAGTTAGAATCGGTTAACATTCTGAAGTGTGCTACTTCATAATTCTTTAATGTGTTTTGATTCTTATTATATGAAGTTGTTTTATTACCATCATCTACATTAAAAGTAACCTCATGTGGTAAATCTGGATTCACACCTTCTTCTCTTGAAACTGCATATGGGGACATTGGTTCCACACCTACAACACCATACTTTTCTGCGATATCTAATTTTAAGAAAAAGTCACCATACTTGTTCATACTACGAATCCATGGCCAGAGATTAAATTCAATATTAATCACATCATAAAATAAGTTATGTAAAACTTCACGAACTTGTTCATTATCAGAACGAATATCAAGAATGTCACCATTCTCATTTTTCATTGTAGATTCATCAGAGTAAATATCAAGTGCAGATGCTAAGATTGGGTCTAAATCCATTGCTTCGTAATCAGAAAATAGTTCAAGTCTACCTGCGTTGTAGACTGGATTCTGTCTATAACCACCTACATTGTTTGGCATATGCATGCCAGAATATCGTGCTGCTAAGTAGTTGGTTGCTAAGTTTCCACTTGATTGTATTCTATCCGTATCTGCTATTTTCAAACGATTACCACCAACATTTCTAACGATTATGTTGGATGAAAATAGTCTACGAAGACGACCAAATAGTGTTGTGTCTGCCATAAATTTCCTCTTAAGTTAACCTAAAATCTTGTATATAATAAATAGTTAGATACATCACAAAGAACTCATTTAATTCTTATCCAGTAACCACTCTATTGATTCATCATCAGTACCAACCTTCATTTGCCAAGGGTTTCTCTGTCCAAATGGATTGTCTTGACTAAATCCTTGACCAAAACTTGAGTTACTTCCAATACCACCAAGTGCTAACTTAGTCATTTCCATACCCTCTTGTCTTAATCTTAGTGCTGTATCTCTTACCCACATACCGATACAAAACGCCATTGTAAGGTCATCGTTGTATCCGTTTGCTGCTTCTGCTCTTGAACCATTCCAAATAAAAACAAATAGTTCATCTAACAATCTTTGTGAATGTACAATAGGTGCTTTCTCTCTAAAGTAACTTTCAAGTTTTGATATAATCATTGGTCTTGTTTTTGCAGTTGTTGAAAAACCTGGAACCATCTTATCTTTTCCCTTTAAGTCATATCCTTGAGATAATTGAACTTGTGTATCTACTATTGTTAAATCTTTTGCTGAATAGTATAAATTCTTATACATTCTATCTACTGCTGGTTGTATTGCTGCCCAACCTACATTTGCATTCTCAATAACCAGTAATGCATCATTGTATTCTGTTGCCACATTTACTAACATATTACCATAGTCTTTAGTACCAACCATTCCTCTATACTCTGCTACTTGTTCCATAGACTCTACATCAATCACATGGAATGCAGAAAAATCTTTTCCATCTCCTCGTGCTACATCAGCACATACCATATAATCTCTTGTATAATCTGGATATCCCCAAACCCAAAAGTTTCCATCAAATCCTTTTTTCTCAATTGGTTCTTTTAGATGAGTTTGTTCATACCATTGTATTATTGTACCATCAACAACCGTATTACCAGAAGTTATAAAGTCACAATCACATTCTTGTGCTGCGTGTTTAGGGCCCAGTAATTGGTCTTGTTCATCTCTCCAATCTTGATTTCTTTCTGGATGTAAATCCCAATGTAATTTTATTGGATTAAACTCATTAGTTCCTTCCATAGCACCAACCCAAGTCTTATGATAAAAATTACCAACACCATTAGGTGTAGAAAGAACAATTGCACTTCCACCAGTTGATAGTGTAGATTGTGCTGATGCCCATATTGAATCAACATCCTTAATAAATGCTGCCTCATCAAGTATTAAAAGAGATAGTGCTTCTGAACGACCTGCGTCTCCACTACTACTTACTGCTTTTATCTGTGACCCATTAGAAAATTTTAAAGATAATCTATTATCTTCAAGACACTTTCCTTTCAACCAACTCGGTAAGTTATCGTGCATAACTCTTACTTTAGTAACAAGATTTTTTGCAGTATCTTGTTTTGTTGCGATAACAAGTATATTTCTATCTTGTTGAAATATCATCATCCATAATGAATATCCAGCAGTTAATGTTGATATACCCATCTGTCTTGCCTTTAGAATAACATTATATCTATTCTCTTTCAATTCTCTTATTGATTTCTTTTGAAATTCATACAGATGGAATGGTACTTTACCTCGTATCGGATGTTGTATCTGACAATACTTCATTAAGAAATGTATAGGGTCAACTGCACATTTCTTATATTCTTTTTGAATTAATTGTTTTAATTTATTGTCCATCACTTAACTCTTCCCAAGTAATTTCATCACTTAGGTATTTATCAATATTTACAATTTCTTTACTAAGAGTCTCAACAATTTCTGAAGAATCTGTCATTCCCCATCTTTCTAAATCACCACTATCTTGTGCGATATCTTGGTCTTTAGAAACCATCTTAATATATCCCTCTAATTCTGCTTTCAAATCTTTTACATAAGAACGCCTATAGAGTTCATCTTGTTCTCTTTGATACTCATCCCAAGTACCATCAATCTTCATTTTGGTTTCTTTTTTAGCCCAACACTCTAAACACATCTTGTGTCTTGTCCAGTATTTATCATCTGCTCTTTTCTTCATGATACCTTTACACTCTGGACAAAACCAAGGCATTCTCGCCTCTTGCATTACTTTTGTCAAAGGTGACTCAATGGTTTTACCATCTCTGCTTTCTACTTTCTTATCGCTCTGGTAACCTACCATTACCCTTTTCTCTGGAGTTTCACCCCTGAGTATTGACTGTAAAGCCTTTTCTTCATGTTTTGTTGACATAACCTTATTCCTCGTGATATAAACTATATTCTTGTTTTCTTTTTTTCCAAGCCATTTTAAGTGCCGTTCTGTGTTCTTCAGACTTTGGTTTACCTCTCAAAGAGTTGGAAATCTTTTCTCTCGTTTTTT